TATAGCATTATCAAAACATTTCTTATGATCCTCATCAAAGAAAGTTTCAGGAAGTTGCTCCATAAACATCGGCTCTTTTTTTGTAGCTATCATAATTAACCAACCTTAAGTAAGATCTTATTAGTATTAGCATCTATAATTTTAAATTTCTTGGATGCTTTTCTAAAATCTTTTCTTTTAAAATCAAAGTATCTTAAATACGGATACTTTAAAATTTTATGACGTGATATTGTGCAAGTTTTAATAAATGCTCCTAGTCTTTTTAGTTTCGTTGGTTTTTTATCTATGTATTTATACTCCGCCTTGTATTGAACATAAAAAACTCTATTTTGTAACAAGTTTATATATTTTTTATTCATACTTATTAATTTAATTATTTTTTTTAAAATTGCAAGAATTATTTTTGATCTTAGTTAAGATTTAAAAATTAATTAAGATCTAAAAACCCTGTCAACTGTGTCATGATGACGCATCAACCAACTAGCAATGACGTAAGATCCACATTCAAAATGATACTAATTAAGACAAATCAAAAAAGTCAATATGATATACTTCAGTTAATATAAATTTTATATTTATGTTAGAAAGGGGGTTAGATGAAACAAAGTAGACCACACAATCTAAGACTTGTTGGGACTTACAATAAGGAAGATGACTTGTATTATTTTATTCTACAAAAATGGAATAAAGATAATCAACAATATGAAATAATTCAAAACATAACAACTGAACGATTTGAATTAAACAAAAGATAGTAAAAGTAAGGGGAACGATAGCAAGTTCCCCTTATTTAATATTGTCTTGACCGTAATCAATCTCTTTCCTTTACCTTTAGCCATTGTCAGTTCCTGTTTTAATTAATGCACCACTAGATGGCTCAGGATTTTTCTCTTTATATCTTCTTGTATAATCTGACATGATATTACTTAAAGTATTTAATCTACTAATTGTTTTAACTGTTGATCTTAAGAATGAATTTTGTTTATCATTCATATCATTGGCTAATGCTACACTTAGCCTATCAATCTCACCATCAACATTCTTAACTGCTGTCCCGCCAGATCCTTTTCCTTTTCTCGACCAATAACTTTGACAAGTTTGTTCAAGCTGACTAAAGGATAGGGCAATATTTCCTGTTGCTTTATTAGGGTTGGCATCGGGATTGTTATCCGATACAAACTTAGACTTAACCCAAATGCGATCCCCTTTATCTCCCTCTAAATGTTTCTTATCCACTTCAGCTAACGCATTATTTTGATACAATGTAATTGCACTCATGATTGCGTCCCTTAAGGCATCCAAATTATTTTTGTGAGTTTTAATTGTCCAAGCTACACCTAGATATTCCTTAGTATAAACTTCCCTAAAGTACCTAAGATGGCTATTAGTAATTAGTTTTAAGTTATCCAAAGATATTTTATTTTTTCCGTTAGGATCTTTTTTAGTATCAATATATTCTAATTTAATGTACCCTTTATTTATTGCCTGATGAATTAATACTGTGCTATTTAATCTTGCATTAGCAAAAACTTTTCCATATTTTACCGCATGTTCTATCGATTTCTTTGTGTCTTCTTTATTCTTTTTTACTGCATCGTTCTGTTTATTCATTGCTTTCCTTTTCATTTTTAATTTATGTGGATCAGGTGGCGTGGGATTTTGAATAAGTCACTAGTTCTCAGCACCCATCTTATCCGTATATTTAACCTACCCCACTTTGCCACACCTAACCCAAGATCCGCCTGTGGATACCGCTTTCATATAGCGTGGGAATTATTCAGGTTTCCCCCATATTTTATCTTCCTTAGATCAACGGGGTAGCCCCTCTCGGTTGCTACCCCTATCTGTTCTGAGAGATGTTTCGGCACGTATGAATTTAAACATCAATAACGTATATATACTAGTCCTAATAACAAAACAGAATGTAATATAAATAATACATTAAAAATAAAAGTCAACTTATTTTTTTCGAATATTCGAATTTTTTTGTTGACATTATATTTATTATAACTTATACACAGCATAAAGCACCAAGTGGTTAATATTAATTATGGCTAATTTAATTATAGAAAATAAAGAAATTATTATTATAGTGTTAGGTTGTATAATTAGTGTGCTATTACTTTACCCTAAAAAATGAAATCACTCTACACTCTACAGGAATTTAATTTATATGATGGTGACCATGAGTATACTCTTAATCTTATATTCGAAACTAAAGATCACCTTAGATGGACAGATAAATTTTTAATTGAAAAAATGTTTGGTGGTAAACCAACACAAGATAATGATAAGAAAAGTCATTGGTGGATAGACGATGGTCGTATGTGTTCATTAGGAAATAGTTATTTGATATCAGTTGAGATAAAAAAACTTCTAAATAATCTTGGAATTTATTAGGCAATTAAATGTTTGAATTATTAATCTTCCTATTTGTTGATATTAATACTTACATGGGTAACTTTTATACACTTAAACAAAAGTTTAATACCTATCATGAGTGTGTGGAATATGTTGAACAGCATAGATCCGATAGTTTAGGAGAGGTTGGTCAAGTCTTCACACTCACGGCACAACCACTTATATTTGAGGGAAGAATTATTGGTTTAACTTATTGCAAACCTATCAGTTAAGTGATAAAAGAATTTATTATTTTCATATGCTCCTTAATGTTAATAGTCATAGGATTTGTACTTGGCGCATCAGGTACAAATCCACTCCTTGCTCCTACTTTAATTATCTTTGGAATGTTGGGATCTTTTATAGTTTTCTTAGGCATTGAATAAAAATATTTTGTCAACCCCAAAAAACCTAGTAAAATAGCGGGTTATTTAAGCATCCCATTTTATCCCAACCCTTGACATATTATCCTATAGTCACTAAGTTACCCTTATGAAAAACTTAAGGGGAAATAATGGGTGATACAATTTATGTTACATTCTGTTGTGGTGTAATTATTTTAGTTACATATTCAGTATTTTTAACTTGACATTATTATTTTTATAAATACAGTGGTATAGTAAGTTAAAATTTAACAGGAGAATATTATGCCAGACACTATTCAATCACTAAAAGAAGAAGTTAAACATCGTGATGAAATTATTAAACAGGAAATTGGATACAAAGTTTCTGAACGCAATAGGTTTAATGAAATTAAAGACGTACTAGTTAAGACTAAATTCCTACAAGAGTTTGATGAGAAAACTGTAACTAATTTTAAAAAAATATTTGGGGTTAGCAGTGGCAAAATTTAAATGTACACTAGAGCCTGATGAAGAACATATTAAAAGATTTAATTTAACTTTTGAATGTGACGATGAGGAAGATGCTGAATGCCAGGCACTGATTGAAGTTAAACAAAATGCAAGTGATTATTTCACAATAAATGTAGAGGAGATTAAGCCATGAATGATATTAATAAAGGCACTGTGTTATTTGATGATCCCATGAGTAAACATCTAGAAAAAGTAAGTAGAGATCCTGATTGGGAATACTTTGGTTTAAAGAAAAAAGATGTATCAACTAAGATTTCTGAGGACTTAACTTATTGGATTAAACATGACGCTATCCCCGTAGATATGATAGGGAAACTTAAGATAACAATTGATATGATTAAGGCAATGATTAATGCTGACTTTAAAAAGACAACAGTTATTTTATCTACTGAAAAAGATAATGATGAAAAGCCTAGTATATCTACTTGATGTCACAGGACTAAAGTATATAAGGCTTCCCCTACGGTAGCATAACAGTATACCACAGATCTGTAAAAAAAGCAATAACTAAATCACCTAAGATTAAAAAAATTTATACTAAGTGCCATACTATTGCCATAGTAATAAAATATAACATTTAATAATGAGTACTTTAAACTTTAAGATAGCCCAAACAGAAAAGAGTGAAGACAGGGAGTACACTTGTTGTCAGCTTTTAGCTAAAGCTGTTATCTATCGTGCATTCATGGATAGCTTTGGTAAATTTGCTAACACAGGATACCATGTTAAAGGTGAAATCTCCACCATTGTAAGTTCCGCTAAGAATTGGTTTATAGATAAGCGTAAGGATTTTATATTACTTTGTGACATAGCGGGACTTAATTCTGATTATGTTTCTGAACAATTTATAAAGGTACACAAATATTATCATAAAGGAAAATTAAAAAATGTTAACTTGAATAGCGCTGTGAGTGTTCTTATACAAGACCACTAATGAATTATCAATGGAAACATCCTAGCTACTACAGGGATATTAAAAAAGAAAACAAAAATTTTCTTGATAAATTACAAAAAGAAAAAAAACAAAAATTGTTGTTGAAAAAAAATAAAAAATATGATATAGGAGAACAGGATGAAAAGATATAAGATTAGGTTCTATGGTCTTGGCATTCACGGTACTACTAAAACCTCCTTTGATGCCGAGCCTACCGTTGATATGGTTGAGATGCGGTTGGCAAAACTAATTAATAATAAAAAAGCAGATATTGAACATGATGATTTCTATGGTGTTAATCGGAAAACCTATGCGAAAAATTGGAAAAACTATATAATTAAGGGAGAAAAGAAACCAATGCCACCAAGACTTACTATTACCTATGAGGAGACTGAATGAAATACCTAGTGCTAATAATATTTCTGTGTCTTGCATCTTGTAGCGCCACAGATTATGACCCAAATCCCTTTACAACTATACTTAAGAGTGTGATAATTAGTGACAAATAGGAGCATAAAAATAATAAATAAAAATAAGATAGATGTTTGTTCAGTTTGCCAATGTGAATTTGATTTAGATAACGAGGGTGGTACTAAAGGAGAATTTGGTATTCTTCCAGTAGCCTTTTGTCCTACCTGTCTATCTTCTACATTTGATATGGTTGAGCAGTTGAAATGAGCCTGAATATAAAGATAATAAATAAAATAAATAAAGAAGGCTGGTATTGGAATGAACATAATATTGTTTATGGAAATTTTGGTGATACACATACGTTTACATTTTGTATAGCTAGGAATACATCTGAAGCATCTGATATAGTTAAGGGACTTAACATTCTTGATTCACTAGAGGAAGAATATGAATTACAAACAACAACTTGAAGTAGTACAGGGACTATTTGTTCCACCTGATACGCAGATGCGAATGGATTGTCCCTTTTGTCACAATAAAAATACCCTGTCAGTTGATACTATGAATGATAGTACAGGATGGTATTGTTTTCATGCATCATGTAGTGCCAAAGGCAAAAAAGAAAATGAAAAAGGTATGAGTTATGTTAAAAAAACATTTGAAACAAACCAAGAAGATATAGGCAGGGACTTTGTTATACCAGATAGTTTTAAAATTGTGGACTCAAATGAAAAAGCCAAACAGTATATGCATAAAAATAA